TCTATCTTATCTTCTATCTTATCTTGGAACTTGTTAACTATATCTTCTGATGTAAGGTCAAGTACTTCTAATAATGTAGTCTCATCTAGTTGAATTAACTGGTCGCATACCTCTTGAAACGTAAGCATAGTATTATGACCGACCCTTCTTCTTTTTATCGAACTGTTTATCATTAGGCTTAGAATTAAAAATCCTGTCCCAGTTATCTCTGTACTTATCATTGGGCACACTAGTCTTTAATTTTGCCCCAGTGATTTCGTAATCATTTGTATTGTTTGGTCCTGGCATTGTTTGTCCTTTCTTAAGTGTGATACTTATGTTCTATTTCATCAGGAAGATGAATGTATTCTTCTAGTAAGCACCTTGACCCTGTTGCTTCAGGGTAGTGTAACTTCATATGTTGATGGGCTTGAGTACAATTAACAAAGTGTCCTATATATTTCCAATCACTTGGACCTACAGGGGTAAGCATTATACTAATTACCATAACATAGTGAATCATTTTGTCTTCTCCTTTTTACAAAAACCACGCATATTGTAGCTACCCATACTGGTATCAATACCACACCACCAGGCATTCTTATCCCAGATTTTAGCAGGGTCTCCACACTTATTACAAACTCGTTTAGCTTTTGGTTGCATTGTGTAACTCTTTTAATAATTCAAGATAATGAATACACTTATCTAAATCTTGTGTACCATTCTTATCTTTCCAACGGAGAAGATATTTAATAACATTACCTTCAATAAAAGGAATATTATTTTGTGTAATAAATTCAATAGGTTGTATCTTATACTTCATGTAGTGATTACCACCTACTTGTTTCTTATTTGCTTTCATAATAGTATACCATACTTTGCATTAAAAGTCAAGCTATTTTCTATACTTTCTTTTTAAGTAATGTAATGGTATAGCACACTCATCAAATGAACCATCAACTACATTATGCAACATGTATAATCCTCTCCAATGTTTATTAGTTTGTTTAGATAAATAACCTTCATCATGTAGATAACAACTACCACTAATAATAGCAGTCATTTGTTTACCTGTTGCATCTGTAGCATAAGCAATGTCATGTCCTTGCTGATGCCCTGCAACACAAGACATATGTTTCTTAGTTAGAAGTGCACGAGCAGTAGTAACTGGTCTACCCATGACTCCACTAGCGAAGTAGTGACTATAAGCCACACCGTCCACGCTGACAACATCAAGAAAAGGATATACATCCCAACCTGCTTCTTCATATTTTAAGTCCTCTATAGATATTAATCCTTCTAATTTTCTATCATACTCAATAGCCCTGGTAATTCTATCTTCATGGTTACCAATAGTAAGTATCATTTTAGGTTTATATAATTTCTTTTTAGCCTTAGCTAGCCGTTTGTTTAATTCTTTCATAGGAGTTAACAAAGCTTCCATACCTTTTAATGACGCAGTAATATCTGCTTTGTATGTTCTACCTTCAAAAGATTTTTTACCTACATCGTAGGATGATAGACTAGGCATATCTGCAAAATCACCAATCATTACAATTACATCTGGTTTTTTATCTACAATATACTTACCTATCCATGTTAAATAAGATAAAGAAATCCCAGGCTTAACCTGGGTATCTCCTATTACTAAATGTTTTTTCATTAGTGTGTTGTCTCCATTGGTAGGTCTACTTGTTGATCTGTAAACTCTTCCTCTGCTGTTTTAATTATGCCCTCACGCATGAGAGCTTTGATAGCATAAGATAACAGAAACTCTGTTTCTCGTTTGTCAACTTTAAAATCAAAGTCAACACTACCATCATCATTTTCTTTTAAGTTTTTTATAATCATTAATCCAATCCTTTCTAAAGTCTAGCCACATGAACCCTGCTTTCTCAGCCCATTGCCAGTATGTTGTTTTACTACGTTTGGTTATCTTATTATCTGGATTCATAAATAAGAATATTATGGTGACTTCAGGATTACATTCTTTAAACCAAACCATCTTTTGTCTAGTAGCTAAGTCAAGTTTACCTTTTGCTTCTATGTATACATTTTTTGCCATCTTGAAATCAGGATTATATTTCCGTGACTTAACTGGTTGTATGTATTCTATAACATCAGGTTCATACTTAACACTTGGGAAGTTTTGTTTGAGTACCTTCCAAGCACTAGCTTCTAGTTTACTTTTGAATGTAGGCATTAAACCTATCCTCAAACACATCATCTTTAGATTGCATAATCCAAAGCACAGATGCATTCATCAAAAATTCTTCATCATTACTGTATGCATCACGGACCTTGTTAAACATCTCTTGATCCGTGTTACATCCAGCAAGTAAAGCTTTCGCTTTCTTTGGTCCAACCTTCTCGATACCTTTGATATTATCAGCAGAATCTCCCTTGAGACATTGTTCAAAGAAAAGACGTAGTCCTTCTATCTCACTTTGCTCTGTCCAAGTGTCAGGTTTAACCCAACCTTTACCTTTAATCTCCCATGAAAAATGTTTACCAGGTATCATAAGCATATCTTTATCTAAGGATACAATAACAGTATCATCTGTTTGATTGATACCCATAGCATCATCAGCTTCTAATCCTTCAGGTGCTAGTTCTGCACCCATACTTTCTAAAGCATACTGTCTTAATTCTTCTAGATGCTTAGGCTTAGGTGCAGTACGATTAGCCTTGTACTCTGGATAGATAGACTTACGGAAGTTAGTCTTACCAGATAAGAATGCACGATAGCTATCTGCTCCTGTTTTTTCTAACAACTGGTCTAACAATTCTTCAGCACGAGCAACTGCAATATTAAATGGATCTTCTTCTGCAGATGCTGCACATCTAAATACAACTAAGTCATGGTCAATTAAAGCTTCCATATTAGTCTTCCATTAATGGTGGTAAAGGTACAACTTCAGTAGGTGCTATCTCAGCTAATACATATTCTTCTCCTAAATCTATACCTGTGTAAGGTTTATATTGAAACAATAAACCTAGTAGAAGGAGTAAAAGTATTACTCCTCCTGATATTGCAAGACGTTTATCTAGATATTCCATAGTCATTCCTAAAAGGGTATGTCACTAGCAATATCATCAATACTATCTTTTTGTGTTGATTCTGCTAGAACATATCCTTCATATAGTTTAGCTAAGCTAATAACATCATTAGCTGACGCTTGACTACCAGCAATTGCTAAAGTACTTACAGCGTTTGCTAGAGATGATTGACGGACTATCATTACTTGCCTAGCAGCACGTTCATCCTTAGTCTCATAGTTACTACCAGTAACACGAGTCTTTGTAGAACTTACCTGGGCTTGAGCTGGTGCGGCAGTATCGCTACGTGTATCTGTAACGGCATCTGCTGAACCTACTGCTGTCCATTGCCAATAACCATTTGGATCTTTCTCTGTACTAACATGTACTACATCACCTTTTTGCCAAGCTTGTGCAGCTTTAAATACAGCAGGGTTTGCAAACGACATTAGCTTTTTAGATTGAGCTTGTCCTTGGTCATTCTTATACATCACTTCTATTGATTGATATTGTCTACCATTCTTAGCTTGGTGAGTATTTAACGTTGATACATCTACAACATTTACTTGCATATAATCTCCTTATATATCAGTTAGGTTTCCCCATGATGATCCGACTTGTATATCAACCCTCATGGGTAGGTTGAATTTTTTACCAAATAATTTTGTAAAATTATCAGGTACATTGTGAAAACATTCTTTAACTATTTCTACTATACTATTAGTATAACATATCTTTGGATCATAGTCAAGCATGATACTATCATGTACAGTATTAATTAATTTAACTCCTTGCATTTTAGCAATTTTGTTGTACAAACTTACACGAACTATAGCCATCAAGTCAGCACCCAATCCTTGCACTGGGTAGTTAAGGATTCGGGTGCGTGGATGTTTAAGATTACCCATGCTGTTTGTTTCAGGTAGGTACTTGTATGTTCTACCTGATGGCATAACTAATTCATTAGTTTGTTTAACTTTAAACATAATGTCATCATGCCATTTCTTTAGACCACTATACTTTGTATAGAACTGATCAATTACTTTTTGCCAAAACTTTTCATCACCAATATCTTTGAAGTTTGGATCATTGGCATAACTAAAAGCACTACCACCATAGATTAATCTGAAGACAAAAGTCTTTGCAATCAATCTACTAGGTAACCCAAACCTTTGTTGGTTATCTGTATGTTGATCTGTCTGTCCCATTATCTCTTTGATAGCTACACTATCTTGAGATAAGAACGCAGCACATACCCATTCTAGTTGTTTTGCATCTGCATTAAGTAACATATTATAATCCTGAGTTAGCTTCTACCAATCTCTTATGATAATTATTAATAATAGATTGAGATAGTTCTGATCTAGCATCTTTATCTAGTAAAGCTAAAGTTGCTGTTGGACCATCTTTAAGTATCATGTTGCTAAATTCTACACTAACAAAATGTTTGTGTGCTTCTTCTTGAGCAACAGTGTATTCTTCTTTAGTCATTTCTACGTGATCATCCTTTCTAAGTTTTAATCGTCTTTCTAAATCTTCCCAATTATCTTCTTCGTTCATGTCATTCTCCGTATCTAGATGGAAAGAGAGTTTTAATCTCACCATCAAAGTTTTGTAAATTAGGTGAGCTACTACTTAGCCTACCTGTTCTGGTTCTACACTGATTGAGTTGACCATGGATCTTACTTTCTTTCCAGTTCATCTCATCAATTAGTTGAGGCACACCATGGTAGTATGTAGTCATACGTTTTTGCATGGTAGCTCGTGCCAATATAATGTCTAGTATATCTTTACCTTCATTAGTCTTAGGTTTAAGTTTACGTAATGTTTCTTCATTAGTACTAAAGAAACCTTCTTTCTTAAGTTCTGTATTAGGTAAAGGATTTATTCGTCTGGTAAATTCTTTGTTTCTTTCTTCCCACTTATACTTGACTTCGCCTGTGCGTGAGCCAGTCTTAAAATGTCCAATGGGGCGTTGAAAACGCTCTTTAATATTCCCACCGTAAAGAAAAGCAGAAAGATGCTCCCCAGAATTGGGATTAAAATTATCGTAAGCATGATAGTTAGTAAGCCTGTTGTTAAGTTTGTCGATCTGAAGTTCAAGTTCATCTCCTAGTATTTTAGACTTGTCATAATCATATGTCATACCGTTGTATTCCATATCTTCTAAGACAAGTAAGTCTTGATTGTGTAATGACACCAATCGTTTAAGATGTGGTAACTGATTAAGTCTTTCCATTTGTTTGTACATAACTTTTTCAGTTAGTTCTACATCTTGTTTAAGGTAATCAGATAATATATCTTTGGGTACTTTGTCAGTATCAATACCATTCTTCCAATAGTTTTCTTTGACCTCATCAAGCTTACTGCCTAAGTCATAGTACTCAGCAGTAGCATTGAGTGATGGGTAAGAGTTCTCTTGATTAGACAGTACGTATTCTACTAACTGACAATCCCAGATCCGTTTACCTGTAAAGTTAATACCATATCTACGTAGCCAATGTAAATCAAATTTAATATTAAACCCTACAAGCACATCGCACTTATCCACGGCTAATTGGATTCTGTCAAGTGATTCCTTGTAGGGGTCCACGGAGTATTCTATATCAAAGATAGCCATCTCTTCTGCTGCCATAATACCAACCATACACAGTTTGTTAGACTTATCAAATGGATTACCTTTGTTACTAATAGTTGTTTCTACATCTAAGACTAAGTAACTCATAGTTCTTCATACCTCGCTATCTCTGGTTTAATTAAGACTTGTGCATTGCCATGTCTTAGGTCAGGCAATGTATCTTTATCACCTAACAGTTTATTCTTACTAATGTTTAAGAAACGCATGTTACTTGTATTGTCTTGTTCTTTACCAATACCAAGTATCCAGTCAGCTTCACCTTGCTTTGCAGTCTTGCTGCTGTCTACATCATCCATTGTCAACCACAACTTGCCTTCGCCAGTACCACCGGCTTGGCTTACTGCAATCACTGGAGCATAGCTCTTAGCTATCTCTCTAGCCCATTGATATAACTTCTTTAACTCCAGGTCGTACCTGTCGTTTTTAAAACCACGAATCTTATCAATCTGATCAAAGATAATCAATGACGGATTAGTATCTTTGATGATTGCTTCAATACGACTAACATTATTACTATCATCAAAGTCATAGATTTTAATTCTATTACCAATCTTTTGATTGTATTCATCAGCATTAATTTCTTTTTCTTCAAACAGTTCTTTGTTTGTTACACCGAACAAAGCTTGGAAACATCTGACTGCTACCTTCTTACCTTGTTCTTCGTTGTTGAACCAGAGTATGTCCCCATCCGTTTGTGATACCATATGAGTCATCTCTGACGCTAAGAAGGTAGTCTTACCTGTCTCTGGTCTAGCAAAGATGAAACCAAAATCACCTTTACGTAATGAGCCTAGTGATTTGTTAAGCCAATCTAAACGCCATCGTAGTCCAGGCGTTTGGATTTGCGACTCATACAAATCTACTAGATCCATGTTAACTGCTTGTGCTTCAATAGATTCTATTTGTTGATGTTCAAACTCATTTACTTTATCCATCAACTCATCTAGCTTTGCTGTACCATCTTCTACATCAAGAGCAACTTTAGCTAGCTCACCTGCTACACATCGTCTACGATGTTCTTCTAGGTAAGTAGTTACATTATCAATGTCAATATCTAACGATAGTATTCTATCTAATGTTTCAGATAGTTCTGTACGTTCACTATCTTCTAACAAATAATTACTATGATAAGCTAACTCAAAGTTAACTTTATTAATAGTATCTAATTTATTTTTAGAATAGTAATCATGAACTACAAGAAACAACTTGTATAGATTACTAAAATTATTTTTAATATAACTTAAATTAATATACTTGTAATACTTAGTATAATAATCTTTGTCATTACAAAATAATTTAATTATTAATTCTTCAACCAATTTAGTATCTCCGTTTTGTTATACTCTTTTGGATCTTTGGGTGTGATTATAGCCTTACTTGTTACACCTAAAGACCTAAGCTGATTACGTATGTTCACAGCTTGCTTAGCCTTATCTCTATCTAACCATACATGTATTGTCCCATATTGTTTAGTTAACTGGGACATCGTTTGCTTGGGCATCGAAGATCCAAGCAAAGGACTGGCACAGATCTTTTCATATCTGCATCTTGCAATCTTAATAGCAGATAAAACATCTTCTACTACTACTATTGTATCACCTTCTCCATAAACTTGCAAGGGTTTCATACCATTAGATTTGTATTTGTAGTTACCAAAGCCAAAGTTACGAGCTTGCCAGTAACTTTTGTTGTTAATTAATACCAACAATCTTCTAGCTGGTTCCCAGGAGATGCCGTACTTTGCTATCTCTTCTCTGGAGATACCATATTTTAATAGCCATTGCATACCTTTTTGTGGTATATCTTTAATAGTATCTAACACACCATTAGTTATTTTCACATCTTGCTCCGTTCTTTTATTAATTCTATCACGCAAAGATTGAGTATCATTCTTTGAGTCATATGTACTACAACTAAAACACCAGTAACTATTTTCATACTCTGCTCGTGCATCACTAGATCCACAGTGAGGGCATGGACCTAGCTTAATAAATCTACTCATACACACTCCTCGCAATTACGCACTCTGCCTGGAGGCATGCGTGCTTATTCCTCGTCGTAGTCTCCGTGACGTAGGTCTTCTCGTTCAGATGCAGGATCTACATCTTGTTGTATAGTGCTATAACATGTGTTACATAAATCTATAAACTCACCTGTTGTGCTTGATTTTCTAGTTGATTCAAAGTCTGACAGGTTTATGTTACAAGCTTTACATCGCATACTGTTTGCTCCATTCATAATAATTATCTTTTAATTTAACTTGTGGTGATGACATCATCCAAGGATGTGGATATATGTAAGCATAAATATCTTTATCTATTTTTTCTAATTTATATCCAGCACCTAGTTCAATAGCATTTGCAAAAGTTAAATCACTTTCTGTTACTTCATAGAGTTCTCCTTTTATTTTATAATCAGAGTTTTTATCTTTCCATACTAATGGAAAAGAATGACCACTCATCATGTATCCTGGTTTAGTAGTGTACTCTTTTAAATATTTACTATTAGATAGTACACTATTTAAACCAAAACCTTTCTTTAATGTTCCGTATACAAATAACTTCAAATTAATTCTCCTATAGTATACATATAGTATAACATATTATAAATTAAAAGTCAAATGATTTATTCCAACTATATGTTTCGGCATCTTCCCACTTATCTATTACAGATACCGGTACGTTTTTTAGAACAAATGGACTAGTGTAATCACCATCAACTATGATAGCTTTCTTACCTTTGATTTGTTCTACTTCAAACCATTCACCTTTCTTAACAACATGAGACTTATCACCTTTACCATGTATATATTGTTCAGTACATACAATCCAATCACCTTCTTTATGTTTACAATCGGAAGAGCTGACTGGTAAAGGAAGCGTATTCTGATTGAACTTATTGTATTTATCCCAGTTGTAATACTTATTCATAACTGGTTCAGGTTTCTTGTAACTGTTGTTACTGTACCATACACCATTGTTCCAATGACCTTTCTCTTCATTCATGATTTGATAGTTACCATGTCTGTCAAGAAAGACTAGCTTACTATAGCCAATTACATTTTCAATAAGCTCAACCATTGGATCTTCAAACAATCCCATGTTACCATGTTTAGCAACAATCTTTTTAAGTATACTATTGTTGAATGCAATAGTATCTGATTCTTTGTCATCACCATAGCCGCTGATGATACCGTTGTGTATAAAGCCTAGACCATTGTTTACAAGGAAAGGATGACAGTTTGTTTTGTCAATCTTACCATGTGTTTTGATACGGAAGTGTAATAACACTTGTTTATCTTCATGTGGTTTGTATGCTTTGTAAAACTCTTTGAAAGTAAAGTAACCTTTCTGAACATGTAACTCCTTATCTTCTGCAAACATAAAGCCTGCACCATCTGGATTAGCATCGTAACATCTTTGAAGAGATGTCTTGCTAATCTTTTTATTTTCTGATTTCATTATTGCTATGCACATATTGTTGACTCCTTGATTAAGTTTCTTAGATCTTTGAACTCTTCCCTAGTGTTGTTTAACCATGATACAAAAGATTCAAAGTGTGTTTGCTGTTTATAAGGCACAGCATGTATGGCAGGCTTACAATAATCTACCATTGCCTTGACAAATTGCATTCGTATATGAAACTCTTTCTTGTTAGCTGGAGTTGCAAAGATACGAAGCTCAATTGTTTTGTCATTATTTAAATTAACAAAGTTATATCTATTACAATACTCACCTCGTTTTGTCATACGAAATGGTTTCTTAATAGTATAATCTGGATCACCATTTTGATAGTTAGTAGTACCTCTACCAGCAATCAATTTAATAAATGATTTGTTGTCGGCACGATTCATAAACTCTACAAATTTACCGGCACCCATTGTACTGAATGCAGTACGACTGATGTGTACATGCATACCACATGATTTGTGTGGATGTATGTATTCAGGTAAATTAGTTAGGAATGAATCATAGTTGTGTAGATGAGAAAGATAACTAGCTGGTCTTGATACTACCTCGAAACCACTTGAGATAGAACCATCTTCTTTCATCATAGCATGTCCAGCTAGATTGTCACCAACATACAACCTACCTTGTTTACGATTGTCAACTTGAAACTCCATCTCAATACCTAAGTATGGATCGGACTTACGTTTAAGTGTATGTTTATCAAAGCCTAATGCTTGTTCTACACGCATACTATAATTTTGAACATGATAATTATCTTCTAAACAATTGACACATAAACCATCTCTGGTATCTTGAACTACACATCTTGCACCACATTCTTTACAATGTGTAATTTCTACTGTGTCTTTGTTGTAACACATACCATCAATTATAATCTCATCATCAAGTAGATAATTATGAGAGTCACTACAGTATGTATAGCCGTAATCTTTTAAGTCAATACCATAAGAGTATTTTAATGCTTTACCTGATATTCTAGCTCTATCAAATTGACTAGAAGTATTAATTTCTTTTGTAAATGGACATTGATATAACTCAACACCATAATCAAAATAATCATTAAGGTTTGCAAGTAGTTGTTCATCACTAAACAATTCATTTTGTTTAGGTTTGAAATGTTCAATTACTTTGTCAAGCATAGTTTGTGTTGCATGACTATGTTCTGCAAAACCTTTGACACGTCTAATGAAATGATTTTTAAATCCTGACTTAAGACGACCATCATTGTATGTCATTTGTATATCATTTAAATGATAATACAAAGCATCAAATAAACATTTACTATCGAACCAAGTTTGATTTCTTTCACGAGGTACTAAAAAGCTAGCATATTTACTAATAGCTTGTGTTCTAGTTGTATACATTCTAGAGTCAGACCATACTGCAAGAGCATTTTCTGATTTACCAGCAACTAATCTATAATCAATATACTCCTGTGATATAAGTTTAAACACTGGTATTTCGATGTATGGTTTTGTTGGTCCTACATCTGTATTGTAGTGGTAAGTTCGTTGACGATGTATACCACGTTTGATGTATACGTCATCAGATAACCATAATTTGTTACCTTCAATGACTAGACTACTTGGATCACTGATTGGGTACTCTCTAGCAAATAGCAAATGACTAATAGGTTTCATAGACATTCCCCTTTGATAAATTGAAAGACATCTTTAGGTGGTTTCTTAAATGCTTTAACAACTCTAAAGTCTTGACCTACTTTTTTAACACGAATACAATTATCCCAGCCATCTTTCCAGAAGACATCGAATAGATTGTTTGTTACATTTTTGACTACCATAACACATACTCCATGTTGTTAACAAAAAGAGAGACGAGGCTCTCACTAAGAGTGAGCCGAGGAACGATTGTAATCAGCCAACGCATCTTGCTCACTGTACAGGAATGATCGCATTTTGCTTATTTGACTGATTAT